GGATTATCTGAGTCTTCCCGACTGTGTGGTGAACGAGGTTATGGTCGATATGGAGGAGAAGGAGCGCAAGGTATACGAGACGTTCCGGAAGGAGATGGTGGCTGAGATCGGGGACAGGGAGATTGATGCTGTCAACGCAGCATCCCTTTCCGGGAAGCTCCTCCAGATGTCGAACGGTGCTGTCTATGACCAGGATGGTGGGTACATGACCATCCATGACCGGAAGCTTGATGCACTTGAGGACCTCATCGAAGGAATGAACGGCAGATCGGTTCTGGTTGCCTACTGGTTCAGGCATGATGCCGAGCGCATCAGGTAGAGGTTCGATGTCAGGGAGATAAAGACTGAGAAGGATATCGATGACTGGAACAGAGGAGACATCCCTGTCGCCATCATCCATCCAGCTTCAGCCGGTCATGGGTTGAACCTGCAGGAAGGTGGTTCGACTCTTATCTGGTTCGGTCTTACCTGGAGCCTTGAGCTCTATATGCAGACCAATGCCAGGTTGCACCGCCAAGGGCAGAAGGATACGGTCATCATCCATCACATCATCTGCCGGGGAACTGTCGATGAGAAGGTGATGGAAGCACTGAAGCGTAAGGAAGGAATTCAGGATGCGCTTATGGAAGCCGTGAAGGCGGAGGTGAAGAGATGAATGTAAGTCAGAACTGGTCATCCCTAGCTGCCGCCGTCATCAATTCGGCAATCAAGGATGTTGGAAAAGTCAGGAAAAAGGTAGAGGCCAATCCTGACAACAAGGTTGCAAGGGCAGACTTTGAGGAACTTGAGAGATTCTTTGGATCCGAGTGGTTCAGGAACCTTCTCGCGATGAGCGGCATTGAGGCCGATGAGAAAAAGATCAGGGAGATTGTATATGGATGCTAAAGAATACTTGTCACGTGCCTTTTTCCTTCGCCGTCAGATTACGACGAAGCAGAAGCGCCTGGAATGGCTGAGGGAGATTGCCCCGTGTCCAAGCATGACGTTTTCTGAGGAAGCGAAGGGTTCCGGTAACCCAAGGAGTTCCGCAGTTGAGAATGCTGCAATCAAGGTTGTGGCGCTGGAGGAGGAGATTGCAGGAGACATCCTCCATCTCGTCGATGTAGTGAAGGAAATTGATTCAGCCATCAAGCGTCTCGATTCCATCGAGTGCCGCACAATCCTGGAGATGAGGTACCTCAGTTTCATGGACTGGGAGGAGATTGCTGGAAGAATGGGCTATTCGCTTAGACATACCTTCTATCTTCATAAGAATGCCCTTAGGACATTGAATGGAATACTGTGAAAAGTGTAGTAAATCTCACTTGATTGTAGTAATCGGTGCTGAATAAACTATAATTGCAAAGAGGCCCGGCGGAGAAAAAGCTGGGCTTTCTTTTAGGAGAGGGTATGAGACGAGGAAATCCAGTTGTGGTCACTTACAGGAACAGAAGCCAGCAGGTCTTCCATTCTGTGACAGAGGCTGCAGTTGCCTTGAACGTCTCGACCAGTACCCTGAGAAGCAGGCTGAAGGAATGGCAACCGATCCAAGGTCGTGATGACATCAGAAGAATAGAAAGTGCAGAAGTCCAGGAGTAACATCCTGGATTTTTTGTTAAATGGCTCCGTAGGGCTGCGATTGTCGCAGACGTCGTTTAGACAGAACAACCTGATGGCAATCCCTCTTACGGAGCAGAATCAATATAGCATGAAAACTGTGGAGAATAAAAAGAATGCCACGTAGACCAAAGAAGCCTTGTTCCTGTCCAGGATGTCCGAACCTCACCGATGGCAGATATTGTGATGCCCATAGGTCCATGGAACCGAAGCCGGAGCCGAGGAAGCACAACAGCTTCTACTACACACCGGAATGGAAGAAGGTCAGGAAGGAATATCTTATTGATCATCCTTTGTGTGTCTGTTGTGGAAAGCCTGCTGAAATAGTTGACCATGTGATTCCTCTGAAAGACGGGGGAGCAGAACTAGATGAGAGTAACTTCCAGAGTCTCTGCTGGTCATGTCACTCGAGGAAGTCGATTGCGGATGGTTCTCGGTTCAGACGGAAGGTATACACATACTGACCCGAGGGGGCGGGTAAATCCTCGGCATGGTCAAAGGTTATAGCAGGGCCCCAGTGTCACGCACAAAAATCGGAAATCAAACAGGGTATATACAGAATGCCATATTGGAGGTGAAACAATGGCACGAGACGGAACCTCCAGAGGTGGTTCTAGAGCAGGAGCCGGAAGAAAGCCGAAGGCACTTTCGGATAAGATAAACCAGGGAGCAGGAGCTATGGTTCTAGCATTCCCTGAACCAGCCGAATTCAAGGGGGAGGATGTCCCTCCTGTAAAGGCTTTTCTAAAGGCATCGCAGAAGAGCGGTGTCGATCTGTGTGCCGAGGATGTGTTCAGAAGCACATACCTCTGGCTGAAGGAAAGGGGCTGCGAGCGTTTCGTGAACACGCAGCTCATCGAACAATATGCGATGTCAGTTTCAAGATGGGTCCAGTGCGAGACGATGATCTCCGAATACGGGTTCCTGGGACGCCACCCGACAACCGGAGCGGCTACGATTTCTCCCTACTGTACCCTCAGCCAGAACTATCTGAAGCAGGTGAATGCAACCTGGTTCCAGATCTATCAGATTGTGAAGGACAACTGCTCCGTTGAATATGGCGGGGCCAATCCTCATGACAACCTGATGGAAAGGCTACTGACTGCAAGAAAGGGATAAATGAATGTTTGAGAAAGTAAACCCAAGTCATCCGGACAAAGTGGCGGATAGGGTGGCAGGTGCAATTGTAGATCTGGCGTACAGGGAAGCCGACAATCCTCGTATTGCGGTCGAGGTCCTTGTCGGCCACGGCAAGTGCTTCATCATGGTCGAGTCATCGGTCAATCCGAACGTGAAGGCTGTCTTTGATGCCGTGAAGAGAATCACCGGTGACGGCAACATCGAGGTCAGATACATGGAGCATGGCCAGGACAGGCATCTTGCCCATAACCAGGACAAGGGCTTCCGTTGTGGTGACAACGGCATCTTCCGTGGTGTTCCTCTTACTGAGGAGCAGAAGATACTGACGAAGCTGGCAAAGAACCTCTATGAGGCTTTTCCGTGTGACGGCAAGTTCATCCTGGATGGAGACAGGGCAATCATCTGCCAGAGCAATGCTGAGGATGAGGAAATCCGTCCGTTCTGCCCAGATGCAGAGATCAATCCTCTCGGCTACTGGACAGGAGGAACCGATGTCGATACCGGTGCAACCAACAGAAAGCTCGGCTCCGACATGGCGGATTCAGTCACAGGTGGAGGACTCCATGGAAAGGACCTTTCCAAAGCCGATGTCTCGGTCAACATCTACGCATTTCTCAAGGCGCAGGAGACGGGCAAGCCTGTCGAACTCTGCTGTGCAATCGGTGATGAGGTCATCGACGGTACTCCTTATCCGGTGATTGTGGAGATTGCACGTTCCTACATCCAGTCCATCGGTGGTTTCGAGAAGTTCGCGGAATGGGGGCTTGTCAGATGAATGAGGCCTATACAGCAATCGTCACCATCATCTGCTGCCTCTTCGGTAGCGGTGGCCTTGTGATGTGGGGGCTCGAACGCTTTGCCCACCGCAAGGACAGCCACATGGATGAGATCAAGGAAGGGATAAAGCTGGGGCTGGAGAATGACGCCGTCATTTTCAAGGCACTCAGGGAACATAAGATCAACGGCGAATCGGAGACCCAGGAAGAGAAGATGAACGAATACTTCCGGAAGTCTTTCATGAAGTAGGAGGGGATATGGCAGAAATCATCGGATGGATTGCCGGTAACATCGGCAGCATCTGCACCATCGTCTGTGGAGTGATTCTGGTTGCATCCGTAATCGTGAAGCTCACTCCATCCACCAAGGACAACGAAATCCTCGGCAGAATCATCTCCATCCTCGACAAGGTTTCCATCGCCAAGACAGCTGACGACAGGAAGTGCATCGAGGATGCCAAGAGGAACCTGGAATGAGCATTGGAATCGTAATGAGCATGCTCCTTTCTGGGGCTTGCGTTGTACTTCTTCTCATCATCAGCTCCCTTAGGAAGGACCTGAAGAAGGCATGGTCGGATCTGGATGATGCGAAGGCTGAGATCATCTCAAGGAAGAATGAAATGGAGGTCATCCGCAATGTGGAGAAGGAACTCAAGGAAAGCAAGGGTAAGAAAGCACCTGAGAGCGTTGCCACTGCTCCTACTGGTGACAGTGCTTCCCGCCTCAGTCGTCTTAATGGGGTGTCAGACAACAAGGTCTGACCTGGAGGCAAGGGAAATCCTGGTGTCGAAGGTTCCGGAACTCCCAGAAAGGCCTCGATGGCCGAATGTCTCATGGTCATATGTTGATGGTCGGTACAGCCTTTCGGAAGCCGATGTGGACAAGGTCCTCGATTACCTTGAGAACGGGATTCCTCTCTATGAGTTTGAGCTGGGGATCTATGAAGAACAGCTGCAGGTTGTCCTTGATGGCATCCTTGCGCTTTGAAGGAAGAATTGAATGGAATACATGAAGAAGAGGCTGGATGAAATCCACCCTTACGAAAATAACCCAAGGATCAATGATGAGGCTGTGGATGATGTCGCTGAAAGCATCAGACAGTGCGGATATGTCGCACCGATTATCATCGATGAGGATGGTGTGATCCTGGCAGGTCACACAAGATACAAGGCTCTGCTGCGGCTTGGCTGGAAGGAATGTGACGTCATCGTCACCTCCGGTCTCACTGAAGAACAGAAGAAAAAGTACAGGTTATACGACAACAAGACGAATGAATTTGCCGAGTGGGACCAGAAGAAGCTGATGGAGGAACTCTCCGACGTTGACTTCTGTGGCTTCGATTTCGGGCAACCGGAGTTCGGCGAACCGGACGCCAAGGTCGATGAGCCTACAGGCAGAAAGACCAAGGTCTGCCCATGCTGCGGGGAGGAGTTCGAGGTATGAAGCTTGAGACATTGAAGCTGGCGGACATCACGCCATATCCAAACAATCCGAGGAAGAATGACGGTGCGGTCAATGCCGTTGCAGAAAGCATCAGGCAATGCACCTACATCACACCGATCGTGGTCGATGAGGTTTATGTCATCCTTGCAGGACACACCCGATACAAGGCGCTCAAGGCACTTGGATATGAGGAAGTTCCTTGTCTTGTCTGTGAAGGACTGACCAAAGAACAGAAGAAAAAATACAGGTATCTGGACAACAAGACCGGCGAGAAGGCCACTTGGGACCTCATGAAGCTGGAGGTCGAACTGGAAGGTGTGGACCTTGAAGGATTCGATTTCTTCGGCATGACCGAGGACTTCACCGCTGATACCGGTGCAGGGAGGAAGGTGGACGGATCCACAGAGTATGATACGGAGGTTTTCGGAGATGAAGAGTTCAAGTACAAGTGTCCGAAGTGTGGCTTCCGGTTCAACTGACTTCCCTTGGAAGTGGAATCTGAAGGACCTGGAATCAAGGCCGAAGAACGGATGCACCGTCTTCTCCTGTTTCAGCTGTGGAGGCGGCTCCTCCATGGGGTACAAGCTTGCCGGATACCNNCAATTGTGAGATAGATCCTGAGATGATGAGGCTCTATGAGACAAACAACCATCCGAAGTACAGCTATCTGATGGACATCAGGGATTTCGTTGCTCTGTCGGACGAGAAGATACCTGATGAACTGAAGGACCTGGATGTCCTGGATGGTTCTCCTCCTTGTTCCGTATTCTCCATGGCTGGAAGCCGTGAGGATGCATGGAACGTCGAGAAGTCATTCAGGGAGGGGCAGGCGAAGCAGAGGCTTGATGACCTGTTCTTCTATTTCATCGATGTCGCAAGGAAGCTGAAACCTAAGGTTGTTGTCGCCGAGAACGTGAAGGGACTCATCACAGGTAATGCCAAGGGCTGGGTCAACCGTATCGTGAAGGCATTCGATGATGCTGGTTATGTGGTTCAGATCTTCCTCTTCAACGCTTCCAGAATGGGAGTGCCACAGAAGAGGGAGAGGGTGTTCTTCATTGCACACAGGAAGGACCTGGATTACCCGAAGCTGAAGATGGACTTCGGTTCAAGGCCGATTCCTTTCTCCAAGGTAAGGGAACCATATGGCAAGGCACTTGGTAACAATCTGGCTGCAAGGTTGATGAAGTACAGGATTCCTTCCGACAGATGTCTCCAGGACATAAACAAGAGGGTGAGGAAGACCGGTAGCGGATTCACATCCCCGATAAACCACGATGACGAACCTGTGCAGACGATTACAGCGGGAGGCTATTGCTTCCGTATGTGTGACGGTCTTCTCATGACAGACAGGGACATCATCAGCTGTCAGACATTCCCCCAGGACTACAACTTCCTGAACCAGAACGTCCAGTATGTCTGTGGCATGAGTGTACCACCGGTCATGATGGCGAAGATATCGGAACAGGTGTATAGGCAATGGCTCGGAAAGTGAAGTACAGTCCGTCTCCGTTCATGGCGAAGGACTCACATTATGACAAGGAAGCCGCGGACTTTGCTGTTGACTTCATCAGATGTCTTTCCCACACGAAGGGAACTTGGGCAGGAAAGCCTTTTGAACTGATTCCTTGGCAGGAGCAGATCATCCGTGACCTCTTCGGAATATTGAAGCCCAATGGATACCGTCAGTTCAACACGGCCTACATCGAGATCCCTAAGAAACAGGGGAAGAGTGAGCTTGCCGCTGCGGTTGCGCTGCTTCTGACATGTGGTGACGGAGAGGAAAGGGCAGAGGTCTATGGCTGTGCCGCTGACAGACAACAGGCATCCATCGTCTTCGAGGTCGCAGCCGACATGATCAGGATGTGCCCTTCGTTGAACAAGAGATGCAAGATCCTGTCAGCGACGAAGAGAATCATATATCTTC